TTCAATTTCTTCTTGATAAGACCAGTCTCTTGATTTCTCACATACATCGTCAGGATGTTTTAATATCAGACACTTGATTGTAAAATCTGCAAGTTGTTTTTTGTCAATAAGTTCTTTTGTTGATATAACTTTTTCTGCTGAACCAAAAAGTCCTTCTAATACTAACTTGTGTGTTTTTGTTCCGTCTAATGTACCAGTTAAACCTATGCGATATTTTGTTTTTGTTGCAGAGGTCATTATGTTTGTCAGTGACTGTGCCTTGAACAAATGTGCTTCATCACCAATGATGTAATCGAATTGTTGAAAATATTCTTTAGGTAAATTATATAGTGATTGCCAAGTTGATATGTATAGTTTCGATGTTTCAGAATTTTTTTCTTTACCCTGATAAATCCTGTGTACATTTTCTGAAACATTGAAACCATTGTGGCTTGAATAATCTTTAAAATCGGAGTATAATTGTTCAACCAAAGATGTTGTGGGAACTATGATTAATCCTTTAAGGTTCTGATAATCTAAAAATTGTCTGAACAAAAGATAAATGATTAGTGATTTACCTGATGCTGTGGGTGACACCAAAAGTGCTCGGCGACTTTGCATTGCATGTATGAATGCATTTAGTTGGTGTTCTCTCACCTCAATAGGTGAATTATTTGAATGTAACTGTAGAGAATCTATGAATTTTTTTGCTTGATATAAACTGAATTCGTCTTCTAAATCGGCTCTCGTTTCATCAAATTCAAATGTGTATTCTCTTTCTTCGCAAAATTCTTTGAGATACGGTAATAATCCTAAGTACAATGTATAAGATTGTAAGTTAAATAATCTTATTTTTCCGTCCCAAATCTTATTTTTATATGCAGGAACAAATTGATAACCCGGTACAAAAAAAGTAAAGTATTCCGACAACTCTTTTGCGAGATGTTTCTCACAGGTTATCTTTGCATATACCTCATCTTTTTTAGTTATAACAATATCATTGGCCATTAATAAACTTTTCCCAACTTATAAAGTCTCGTAATTGCCATGTTCTTTGTTTCAATTCGTTTAGAATTGCTTCAATTACTGAGACAGATTCATCATGATAAACTTTCTTTTCGAGCAATCGAATTAAATCTTTATCACTCTCTAAGTATGTATTAATGTCGGATTTGAGAGTAAAAGGAAAAGGTTCCCACCCATACTCACCGAGTTCTTCTTGTGAAAGCTTTCCTGTGTAGTATTCCCACTTTATTTTTCGCATTTTTAGGTAATCAAAGTTGGCTTTTTTAGAAGCCATCTTGTGTTTAACTAAAACATTGATATACTTGCTGTGTAGGATTGGAATTCGAATCAGTTCCTTGCTAGGTTCAGTCTGATCGATTACAGCATCTTTTTCCCATTCTTCTAGAATTTTTTCAAGTTCCATAATAAATTACAATTATAAAATTCCATTATAACATACAATATAAATTATGTCAAATATTTGTATGACTGGTATCTAAATGTTGCTCTTCCGGTAATGATTGTGTCTGAAGATAATCTGGTATCAAAAGTGATATCACTCATTGTCAGTGGAAAGATATTTGCGAATTCTACACGCAATAGTGGATTATTTAATGCACTCAATACTGTTAAGGTTGCATCAGAATAATGTTTTCTATATTGAATCTCTTGACTTACACCTCGCTTCTCGAAACCATCTGGATCTGCAATGGAAGTGAACCAGTTGTATAGGTTTTTCCATGAAGCCAGTTCTTCATCTATTATAAATTCAATCTCCAATGGTTCGTAATTCAGTTTGGTGCCTGGTAAAAATATATCCAAAAATGGTGTAACATAATCGACTTCACCTAGACCAACACCTGGTATGTTTACGGATTGACAAAAATATTGTACATCGGATATTCTACTGAAAGTCAGAAGAAATTTTGTTGGTTGTAATGGATTGGTGTTCTGCGGATTTCTATTCAGAGCAGTCATATGAATCTCCTTTGTAGGTATTTAGGAGATAAAAAAAGAGGGCACCGAAGTGCCCCCTTTGAAGTGTCACTCTGCGGTGACTCAAAAATTACATCAGGTTCTTGACAGCGAAGATGCGATAGTAAACGTTCGAACGAGCGTTCAGAGCACCGTTGCCGCTTGTCAGACCAGTTGCAAATGGGTTTGCAACCATGCCATAACGGGTCTTGAAACCAATCTTTGGCTGGAATGTGAACTGATCAACTGCACGAACCATCTGTAGAGGAACGTATGGGCAGTAGAACAGACCAGCGTCATAAGGAGAAGTACCCTTATAACCAACTGTTACCAGTTCTTGATTAGATGTATAACCACCGAAATATGGATCGATGTAAACCTTGATGCGGCCATGCAGCAGACCAGCAAATGTATTGCCAGTGTCATCTACTTGCAGGTCAGCAGACAGAGCAGGTGTATAAGAAAGAACACCAGCCATAGCCATAGCAGAAGCAACGTCTGACGAAACGATCAGAACGTTACCCTTGCCTCTACGAGTCTGCTTGGCAATGACGTTAGCGTCACGCTCGATTTGGAAAATCAGACCCTTGAAGCGCTCAACAGACCAACGGCCGTTAGAATCGGTATCCAGGTCGAAAGCACCAGCAGTTGTTGTACCGTACTGAGCACCAGCAACAGCAGTTGCATAGATTGTACGGATAACTTCGCGGTTGATTTCAGCCAGAATTTCTGTAGACAGAATGTTAGACAGTTCTGTCTCGGCATCCAGACCGTGAATTGCCTTCAGGTCTTGTGCCAGTTCTAACGAATACTCAGCCTTCAGTGCGCGTGATTGAGCGGTAACGGTAACCTTCTCAATGCTGAATGCCATTTGTTGGAAAGCAGGATTGCCATCTGCACCCAGACCTTCAGCAGTTGATGTTGGCAGACCAATACCAGTTGTATAACTGTTAGCAGTCAGATCAGCACCAGCGTTAGTAACAACGTCAGTAGCGTTATTACCACGGAAGCCGTATGGGTTAGCAGAAGAACCAGTACCAGAGAAAATGGTATTAGCTTCGTTGAAGAAAGCTTCGTTGGTGTTCGAAGGAGCACCGGACTGAGCATTGTAACGAGCGCGCATTGCGAAGATCAGGCCTGTAGGACCTGTCATTGGCTGAACGCCAGCAACGTCATAAGCAATCAGGTTAGGCAGAGCACGACGAACCAGGCTGATTAAGATTGGATCGTAGTTAGAAACACCACCTGCAACGTTTGTTGGTGCTGCAGCAGTAGCTTCGTTCAGTTGCTGTGCAGCTGCAGACATTTCACGCTGTTGGTTCTCCAGAACAAGAGCAGTAACTGCTTTCTTGTATGGATCCTTGATAGCATCCAGTTCTGGATGATCCAGAACAGGTTGCCATTTCTTTTGCAGTTCTTCAGTTAGATACATTTAGTTATCTCCTTATAGGTATCTATTATGGTAAATTTTATTTATTTTACCAATGTTTTAGAAATGATTTGTGCGTAATGTTGAACCGATGGATCGACAGAAACATTTATTTTCTTGTCTTCTTCGATTTCAACTTCCTCGTTGAGTGCAGAAGATTCGGCGGCTTTAACTGGGGTCTGGAAATAAGACTCAACTAGTGTTTCCAGTTTGCCAATGAATTCTTCCTCAGTAGTGAACTCTACACCCTCTGCGAGCGCTTTTAGTTTTTCTACCTGAGTCTGCGTTAGGCCTTCACATACTGCATGTACGGCCTCAATTTTTTTGTGTTCGTTTAATTCCTTGCGTAGTTCTACTGCGGCCAGAATTTCTTGATTGAGAGATTCTTCCAATTCAACAACACGGTCGGTCAATTCTTCAACAACATTAACTTTTTCCTCTGGAATGTCAATGTAGTGTTCGTTGAACAGGTTGTGTAGGCCTTCCATAAAGTCTTCTACGATTTCAGAACGCAGACCAGACTCGATAGCCAATTGATTCTCTTTGAACCATTCTTCCGCCATATAACCAATATAATCGTCTAGTTTGGAAGCCAACTCATTCTTGACTTCTTCAACAGCGACTTCGAATTCTTCTGTCAAAGCATTCTCAATTTCTTCTACGATAGCTTGTGACCGTGCAATGACGGCAGCTTCAAAAATTGTAGTGGCCTTAGAAACGAATTCTTCAGAAAGATTTTCACCAGAAAGAAGGGCATCAACATCTTCTTTCATCTTCTCTTTCATCTTTTCTTTTTTCATCATTTTCTTGATGAGAGCTTTGTCTTGAGCTTCATCTTCGTGTTCTTTTTCTTTTTCGGCTTCCGAAACCAATTCACCTTCTTGTTCAGTTTCTTCTGGAACATAAGGAGCTACGGCGCCAGGATTAGCTTGCATGGTTTGCTTTGCTAATTTAGCCTTGATTCTGTCACGAATGGCAGAATAGTCTGTGGCAGGCTCTTGAACAGCTTTGTGTTCTGCGCCTGCAGATTCACCAGGCTGACCACCTAATTTTGCCATAGGTTGAGCACCTACTGGTGGTGTTGCACCAGGTGGGGTAGCAGAAGGTGTGCCCTTTGTGAAATCAGGATTTGCATCATCCTCTTTCTCAGGTGAATCACCAACCTTACCTGCATCCTTTGTGCCATATGCAACAGCGGCTGCTAATTTGGCTGGCTTGTCTTGGCCACCTTTTTTGGAAGCAACATTAGAATCGAATGATGACTTTGCATCTTCGATTAAAACTGCTTTAGCGGCATCTGTCAGATTAAATTTTCCCATTTTGAGAATCTCCTTAATTTTATATTGGATATTTATAATTAGAGTTTTTTGATGAAGTTTTCGAATATCTTTAAACTTACTTGTTCAATCTCTTTACGAGAAGCTTGACGAATTTGTTTTCTTGCTTCTTCATACTGAACTTCAGTCCAAACATCATTCACCATCATCCACTCTTTGCCTTCCATAATACCTTGAACGAATGCTCCGGGTGCAGAAGGATCTGCTACGATATCTGCCGCTGTGGCTAGATGAAAATCATCTTGAACTATATTAACACCGTTAACGGTTTTTAATGAACCCAAACCTCTAGATGATACGCCGACTTGGCCACCACCTTCGATAATTTGACGAGCGATATTGCCCATGGGTGTTTCAAGAATTTTCGCTTTGCCTATCCACTCTGATCCCTCTTTGCGTAATCCAACAATTAAGTGTGATACACGGTCGAGATTAATAGATGGGGTGTCTGGATGACCCAGTTCACCAAAGGCACGGTTTTTATTAATGTATTCTTCAGTGTAACGTTCTACTTCTTTATGCATGGTTTCTTCTTTATACATGCGACCGTTACGATTAACTTTTTCAGAGACCAAAAAAGGACCTTCAATGTAAAGGAACTTTTTTCCGTCTTTTTCCTCGGTCAAATAATTGACCGATTCGGTAACTTCTTTAATTAATTT